GAAGCGTGCTGAGCTACGCACAGACCATCAAATTATTGACCGAACTTGAACGAAAGGAGGAAGAACATGGGAAACGTGATCGGCGTGATGGGTGAGAGCGGTTCCGGTAAGACAACGAGCCTCGAGACCCTCGACCCGAAAACAACATATATTATCAATTCCGACAAGAAGCGGTTACCGTTTCCGAAAAAATTGAGAGATCAGTATTCTGAGGAAAACAAGAATTACTACGTGACCGACAAGCAGGCAGTGGTGCTCGGAATTCTGAGACAAATCAACGAGGAGCCGCACCTCAAACACATCAAAGTGCTGGTGATCGATACGATTAACGGGATCATGGTGGCGGATGAAGCAAGGCGGCGGAAGGAAAAGAACTACGATAAGTGGGCGGATATGGCATGGGCCATCTACGACATTATCGACAAATCCCTTGAAGCGCGAGACGACTTGACCGTGATCCTCATTGCACATGTTCAGCTTGACCGTGATGACGATGGGTACAAATTTGCTCACATCAAGACTTCCGGCAAAAAGCTGGACAAGATAGGAATCGAAACCAAGCTGACCACCGTACTGTATTCCAAGGCAAAACCCGAAGGGGACAGCGTGAAGTATGTGTTTGAGACCAGGGCGATCAATTCCACGGCGAAAACGCCGAAAGGAGTGTTTGATTCGTTGGAGATTCCGAATGATATGGCGGCGGTGCTGAAGAAGCTGGAGGGGGATTGATGGGGATTACTGATAAGTTTAATGATGTCAAACCAATAGAGACGCATTACAACGGATACCGTTTTAGAAGCAGATTAGAAGCAAGGTGGGCAGTTTTTTTCGATGCGCTGGGCGTGAAATACGAATACGAACCAGAGGGGTTTCAGAAAAACGGATTATGTTATCTTCCTGATTTTCGCGTTCAATGTCATGGGTATAGGGGCGAATGCAATATAGGTTCACGCCCGTTATACATAGAAGTAAAAGGAAAGATGAACGCCGAAGACGCAGAAAAAATAGAAGCATTTTCTGTTTACGGATTAAACGAAGAAGAATACGAACTGTACATTAATAATCGTCTTGCTCCAGATAAATACCTTCCAATACTTGTGGTTGGAAATATCCCTCCGTTTAAAGGATCGCACGACAGCAATGCGTGCTTTTCATATGACTGCATGGACGGTGTTAAGGGAATATATCCATTTAACTATTACCATATTGACGGAGACTATTTTGCAGCATACCCGGCAGCTGATAAGCACGGCAGATTTTATTTATGGGGTGACGATAGCAACTATATCAACAGAGAAGATATTGAACGAGTAGAAAAAGCGTATTGCCATGCAAGACAAGCACGTTTTGAGCATGGCGAAACACCAATAATAATATAACCGAGGAGGAAAACATTATGTCATTACCAACCTACAACCGCAACAACCGCAGAAAATCATTTTCACAGCTTCCGAAAGGTGCTTACGTCGTCAAGATCATCGACGCGGAGCTGGCAAAGTGGCCGTCGGGAGACGAATACATCAAGATCGGATTCGATATCGCTGAGGGCGAATACAAGGATTTCTACACCAAGCAGTACAAGGCAGCTCCCGAACCGACGGACGGCAAGAAAAAGGTATGGCCGTATGATGCGGTGTTCAACCTCAATGTTCCGACGGATGCATCACAGGATTATGTCAAACAGAATTACGATACATTCTTCGCGGATCTGGAAGATTCAAACGGCGGTTTCGTATTCGACGGCGACCTCAAGAAGCTGAAAGGCAAGGTGATCGGCGGAAAATTCCATAACAAACAGTCGGAAAACAACGGGAACGTCTACGACCACATCGTCATGAAATGGACTTGTGTGGCTGATGATGTCAGATCCGGAAATCCCGGGAAGATGCCGAACGACAAGCTGATCGGTAGCGGACGGGCTTCCGGCAATTCCTCCGGAGATGACGACTTCATGGATGTGGGCGACGGCATCGAAGACGAAGTCCCGTTTCTGTAAATGACTGCGAAGGAGATCGACAGCGTACTGAAAACATTTGAAATCGTGGTCGACACCAGGGAGCAGAACACGCCGAGGTCGCGGAAAAGATTCCGTAGCTTCGGCGTACCGTACACGCGGGCCACGCTCGACTACGGCGATTACTGCGGACAGGTCACGCTGCCAAACGGAGAAAAGATCAATGCTCCGAAGGAGGACGGGCGGATCCATCCGATTTGTTCCGTCGAGAGAAAAATGGATCTCGACGAGCTGGCGGGTAACATCACGAACGGGCGGAAGAGATTCGAGCGCGAATTCAAACGGGCAGCGGACTCGGGAGCCAAGGTGTTCCTCCTGGTCGAAAACTCTTCCCTCGACATGATCCTCCGCCACGACTACAAGAGTAGGATCAACGCCAACTCCTTCTTTGGAACGATCATCGCCTGGATGGTGAGGGGATTCTTTATCCCGATATTCTGTCCCGCGGAGAGGTCGGGAATGATCATCGCCGACATTCTCCGCAAGGACATAAAGGAAAGGTTAATGAAAGGTGAGTACGGATAATGGATGGGTAAAAATCTACAGAGATGTTTCCGAAGATGAGATATGGCTCAAAAAACCGTATTCATGGGGGCAGGCGTGGGTTGACTTGATCATGACTGCAAAATTCCGAGATGAGTATGAGACCTCCAGAAACAGGACATTCATAGTGAAGCGTGGGCAACTGCTGACAAGCATTTCAAGGCTGGCGGAAAGATGGGGTTGGGGAAAGAAATCCGTAATTAATTATCTCGGGGAGCTGCGGCAATCCAAAAAGATACGCATAAAGCAAGACGATTTTGGGAGCCTGATTACTATCAGAAATTACGATAAATATCAAAACTGCGGTTCTGTAGAAAACCGCAATTGCGGTTCTGTGGGAATACCGCAAAAGGAACACTTTCCTATTAAAGAAGAAAGAAAAGAATATACGGCTCCTTTCGGAGCAGAAAATACGCAGTCGGATGAGAGCACGTATCAAGAAACGGAGGGCTGGTACGATCCATGAGCAGCATATACACATTTGATCCGAGTGATGCGGAAAGATTCGCAAGGGAACAAGGGGTTCGGGTACGGAAACGAGGGGACGAACTGCAATTTAGTCAATGCCCATATTGCCGGAACAACACGGACGATAAAAACACGTTCGCGATCAATCTGACCACAGGACAGTTTAAGTGCCTGCGGGCCACGTGCGGAGCGCATGGGAATATGATCACACTCTCCAGGGACTTTGACTTTTCTCTCGGAAGCATGGTCGACGAATATTTCAACTCAAAGAAGCGGTTCAGACGGATTCATCGAAAAGGGTATCCGGTACCCACGCCTTCGGCCATTGAGTATCTGGAAGGGCGGGGGATATCGAAGACAATCATTGAGCAGTATCATATTTCCTCAAAGAAGAAAGACCCGAATGTGATCGTATTCCCATTTTATGACGAAAACAACGTGCTCCAGTTTGTGAAATATCGGAAAGCCGATTTTGACAAGGAGCGTGATCGGAACAAGGAGTGGTGCGAGGCTGATTGCAAACCGATATTGTTCGGAATGGCGCAGTGTGACACAGAATGTAAGACGCTGGTCATGACGGAAGGGCAGATCGACAGTTTGTCTGTGGCGGAAGCGGGGATCCCGAACGCTGTTTCGGTTCCGACGGGAGCAAAAGGGTTTACCTGGGTTCCGTATTGTTGGGACTTCCTGGGGCAGTTTGAGACGCTGATCGTGTTCGGAGATCACGAGAACGAAAAGATCACGCTGCTTGATGAAATGCAGAAACATTTTCACGGAATCGTCAAGCACGTAAAAGAAGCGGATTACAAGGATTGTAAGGATGCGAATGAGCTGCTGCAGAAGTACGGGAGAGACGCGGTTATAGATGCGGTAGAGAATGCGGAACCTGTAAAGCACCGCCGGATTGTTCGGCTGGCCGATGTGGAACGGATCAACGTTTCAGAAATGGAAAGGTTCTCGACAGGATTCAGCAAGCTGGATGAGACAATCGGCGGGTTTTACTTCGGGCAGCTCGGGATCATGACAGGGAAGCGCGGCCTCGGGAAATCGACGGTAACTTCCCAATTCGGGGCCTACGCGATCGAGAACCGATACAACGTTTTCTTCTACTCTGGGGAGCTCCTCGCCGGGATGTTCAAGGAGTGGTTTG